AAAATGGAGAAATAAATCAGACGAAGTGGATAGTGTAGAAGTAAATGGTATTACCTACAAGATTGATGGTGAGAGTTTAGCATTTATGTGTGATTTAGTGGACGCAAATGTTCATCATTATGAAGATGGTACTTGGGAAATAATTGAAATTTTAGGTAAACATAAAAAGGACGAATAATGGCAGACACGATAACAACACAAACAGTAGCTGATACATCTGGCGTTAAGTATGTAATTAAACTTACAAATGTTTCCGATGGTACAGGTGAAACATTGGTTAAAAAGGTGGACGCTAGTGAATTAACATTTATGACCGAAGATGGTAACAGAAAAATATCAAGAGTATGGTATTCTGTAAATACGGCGAATTCCAAATCAGCAGTTGAAATCGTGTGGGACGGTGCAACTAATTCAACAGCATTACTATTAGGTGGTAGTGGTTATATGGATTTAAGGACAGCTGGTAATGAGATAGTTAATAATGCTACCACACCTACTGGTGATGTGTTATTGAGTACAAAGAACTTTGCTATAGGCGATAATTACACAATAATTGCAGAGTTTAGGTAAGAATCCTTATAAATAGTTAGTACAAAGAGAGAACAACTATGAAACTTATATCGGAAGAAATACAAGCAAATTTTTTGGTTGAAGAAACCAACGGTAAAAAGAATTACAAAATTCGTGGTATCTTTCTACAATCGGATATTAAAAATAGGAATGGAAGAATATATGAGAGTGATATCCTAGGAAAAGAAGTAGATAGATACACAACAGAATTCATTGATAAAAAGAGAGCCTTCGGTGAACTAGGCCATCCAGATGGTCCGGTTGTTAATTTGGAAAGAGTATCACATATGATAACCGAATTAAAACCAGAAGGTAAAAATTATATCGGTGAAGCTAAAATCATGGACACACCATATGGTAAGATTGTAAAAGGTCTTATTAATGAGGGCGCTCAACTAGGAGTATCTTCAAGAGGTATGGGTTCCTTGGTTACAAAGAACGGTGCTAACTATGTAGGAAAAGATTTCTACTTAGCTACTGCCGCTGACATTGTTGCAGACCCTAGTGCTCCAGAAGCTTTCGTAGAAGGCATTATGGAAAACAAAGAGTGGATTTGGGACAATGGTATTATAAAAGCACAAGATATTGAAGAGTATAAGAGATATATTAAGAAAGCCAAAGCGTTTCAATTAGCAGAATCTAAAGCAAATGTCTTTAAGTCCTTTCTTGAAAAACTCTAATCTTATAAATATCTAACAAAGAGAAAAAATAACTAGTTATTTTTAAAAAGGAGATTTCTCAAATGGCCGATACAGAAAAAAATTTAGCGGCGTTAGAGCAAGAAGCAGTAGCTGAAGCGAATTCAACGAATTCCCAAGCTGATGCTCCTAAAAAGAGTGCTGTAGCGGCTGAGCCTACACATCTGAAAAATGATGCTGAAGATTTAGGACCAGCTGTTGTAAAACCTACAGACAGTAATCCTGACGCAACTAAAAAAGTTAAAGAAGTTTCTGGTCAAGCACCTCAAAAAAATCAAGGCGCTGCTGACGCAATGCCTACTTTGAAAAAAGAGGGCGCTGATAAAGAAACTGAAAAGAAATCTGATAAAGAAGTAACAGAAGGCGAACTTCCACCTGCTTTGAAAAAAGCAATTGAGAAGAAAAAAGGCGGAGATGTTGAAGAAACACTTGACGCTGGTGAAGTTTCTAAAGAGGCAGATAAGAACAAAGAAGTCAATCAAAAGACTGCTAATGTTGCCAAAGAGGAACTAAATGTCAAAGAACATGTTGACGCTTTGGTTGCCGGAGAAAACGATTTATCAGAAGAGTTTAAAGAAAAGGCTTCTACAATATTTGAAGCAGCTATTAAGTCTAAATGTACTGAAATTGCTGAATCAATGGAAGCTGATTATCAAGATAAATTAGAGCAAAATAGTGCAGAAGTAAAAAGAGAGTTGACTGAAAAAGTTGACAGTTACTTATCTTATGTTGTTGAAGAGTGGATGAAAGAAAACGAAATCGCTCTTGAACGAGGTATTAAAGGTGAGATAGCTGAAGACTTTATTAGTGGACTTAAAAAACTTTTTGCTGAGCATTACATTGATGTTCCTGATGAAAAGTACAATGTACTTGAAGACCAAGCTTCTAAAATTGAAGCCTTGGAAAAGAAACTCAATGAGCAAATTGAAAAAAATGTTGAATTAAACAAGGACAATAACGACAAAACTCGTACAGAAATTATGGGTGAAGTTGCGAATGACCTTGCTGATACATCAAAAGAAAAATTTGCTAAACTTGCAGAAGAAATTGAATGGTCTAGCGCAGACAGCTTTAAGAAAAAGTGTGAAACTATTAAAGAATCATATTTTGGAAAAAAAGAAGTAGCGAAAGACAAATTAGATGATGTGGCGGCTGACGGGAATTCCATTCCGGAAGACTTGTCAAATGCAATGGCTGCTTACACCGCCGCTATAAGCAAAACTAAAGACATTAATTTGTCTGTAGTATAATATAACGGAAAAAGGGAGAAAAAAGATATGTACTTATCCGAAACACATGAAAAAAAATGGCAGCCTGTCCTAGAACACCCTGATTTACCAGAAATCAAGGATTCTTACAGACGAGCCGTTACATCAGTAATCTTGGAAAACCAAGAAAGAGCTGCTAGAGAAGACCAAGCGTTTTTATCTGAAGCTGCTCCTACTAATGCTACTGGAAGTTCAGTTGCAAATTGGGATCCAATTCTAATTAGTTTAGTTCGTAGAGCTATGCCTAATTTAATCGCATACGATATTGCTGGCGTACAACCAATGACTGGTCCGACAGGACTAATTTTTGCTATGAGAAGTAGATACACTTCACAAACTGGCGGAGAAGCTATGTTTGACGAAGCTGATACTGACTTTTCTGGTAGAAATGCTGCTGGTTCAAGCGTAGATGGTTATTCATCTACTGCTCATACTGGTAGTCCTAATAACAATCCTGGTGCATTAAACGACTCACCATCTGCTGGTACTTTCACAAAAGGTACAGCAATGACTACAGCTGCGGCTGAAGCATTAGGTGACGCTAGTGGAAATGCATTTGCTGAAATGGCATTCTCAATTGAGAAATCAACTGTTACTGCTAAATCAAGAGCTCTAAAAGCTGAATACACTATGGAACTTGCTCAAGACTTAAAAGCAATCCATGGTTTAGACGCTGAAACAGAACTTGCAAATATTCTTTCTGCTGAAATTCTTGCAGAGATTAACAGAGAAGTTGTTAGAACAATTTACATTAACGCTGAAAAAGGTGCTGCTGCTAATACGACTACAGCAGGTATCTTTGATTTAGACACAGATTCTAATGGTAGATGGTCAGTTGAGAGATTCAAAGGACTAATGTTTCAATTAGAAAGAGATGCTAATAGAATTGCACAAAGAACAAGAAGAGGAAAAGGTAATATGATTATCTGTTCCGCTGATGTTGCGAGTGCTCTTCAAATGGCAGGTGTTTTAGATTATACACCAGCATTAAATAATAATTTGAGTGTTGATGACACAGGCAATACATTTGCTGGTGTTCTTAACGGCAGATTTAAAGTGTACATTGACCCATATTCAGCTAATAGCTCAACAACTCAATATTATGTTGTTGGTTATAAAGGTACTTCACCTTATGACGCTGGTATGTTCTATTGCCCATATGTTCCATTACAAATGGTTCGTGCAGTTGGTCAAGATACATTCCAACCAAAAATCGGTTTCAAAACAAGATATGGCTTAGTTGCTAATCCTTTTGCTGAAACTGGTGCTCAATCAGGTGCTGCTACAGCAGTAAATGACGCTGGTTCTGCTAACTCAAACAGATATTACCAAAGAGTTAAAGTTACTAACTTGATGTAATACTTGTTGAGTTTTCAATAGTAATTAGAAAGGCGGTCTTTATGGCCGCCTTTTTTTTAGCCTTCCTAAATGGATAAATATAAGTATGACAATTACAAGTGCATACGATAGACAGCCAACAAAATTTGATTACGCTTCACCAACACAGTTTAAATTTTCTATTATTAAACTGCCAAAGGTGGAATATTTTTGTACGGCAGTTAATATTCCAGGTATTGATTTAGGA